CGACATTCATAAAGTTGGATTCAACTTTTTTGTCGGCTACTCCAGTTTGTTTGGTTACACCAAGATCTTGCGAGAATAACTGTGTGCCTGACACAAGTAATGCTGATGCAAGTACTAGTTTTTTCGTACATATATAAAATCGCCAAAACGAGATGTCTCATTTTTTAAATCCAAATGTCCCATTTTTAGTTGATTCATAATTTAAGTTCCTAAAAAAACGAGATGTCCCATTTTTAACGGGTTAAACATAGCTAAAAATGACCTTAAAAATAAATCTATCTGATAATAATGTAGTTAATTAAATAGCCTTTAAATGGTCATTTAATAGCTTTATATTTGTACCTGAAGACACACCTACAGTAATTTTATTAAGGCTTTACTTACCTATTAAGGAATAGCCCGGACAAGCGGCCAGCAATGGCTACTGTGGTGATGTCTTCAAACTCAATCAGTCCGGGCTTAATTATTGTATTTCAAAGTTAGCCGTAATTACCTCCACCTTACGTTTTAAATATCCACTTTTATTATTTACGGTAACCCCAGTTTCAACTGACCACATAAACCAATTGTTAGCTTTTGTGTATGCTTGTAACAGTGGGCTTGGATATGATGAAAGCATGAATTTTCCTTTGATAGTAGCAAGTAGTTTTAGTAAGTTCTCAAAGTCCTCTTCAGAATAACCATCGTAATGGCCACAGTCACTATTAAAGTATGGTGGATCACAGTAAAAATAAGATTCTTCGGTATCTCGATTTCGAATTACATACAATGCATCTGCACTTTCCAGTTGGACATTTTGTAGTCTAATGGCCATATCCTCTGTGAAGCTATCTCTGTTGTTGATAATCTTTTTTGTAGTAGTGTTTTTCTGCTTATCATACCCCCATGATCCATCCAACATAGAGCTAAAGCTTTGAGTACTCAACACCCAAACAGCCCATGCTCTTTTGATTTCTGAAAACATATCAGGATTATTATAAATTACAGAGGCTTTACGATGTAAATCTCTACTGTGAAGAGTTATCCTAATTTCCTTTTCTAACGAAACAAAATCATTTTGAACAACCCTATAAAAGTTTATCAGCTCCTTATTGGTATCATTCAAAACTTCAATTTCTGAAGGTGGTTTGGCAAAAAAGATTGCCGCACCACCCAGAAATGGTTCGCAATAAAGTGTGTGTTCAGGAATTAGCGAAATAATCTTATTTGCTAATTTTTGCTTACCTCCATAATAGGAGATAGGTGTTTTTAAATTTATTTTCTTACTCATAATCTAAATAGTTCGCCGCTTCACTTACCTATTTAGATTTTAGTATTAATCAATAAAGAAACTAATTGATGATAGATCAACTGGTTCGTATGGTACGTAACTTTCATACCTTACTTCCCCATTTGTCTTCACTATAATTTGAGGGTGATATTCAAAGCCTTCAGAAATATTACAAGAAACGGTAAAAACTACGTCTTTGTTAGGTCTATATCCAACAGGTAAAACAAATATGATCGCATTTGTTGTACCATTTTGTATTTGACCTCTAACGAATACTCTACCTGTAGCATCCTTCCTGTATTGTAATCTGTAACCATCATTTACTAGACCAGAGTTCCAATCTGAATTATCACCGGTTGCATTCTCCCATCCATTCTGAAATGCAGGTTTGCCGGTTGATCCAACTGTACTCCATGCTTCATTTTTTGGCAATCTGTCTTTCAAAATTGTGATGTTGATTTTTTCAGCTACTACATCCCAAAATGTTTTTAATCCTGTGGGTTTTATTTTAATTAAACTCATACTTCTGATCCTCCTATATCTGAAAATTCTTCTTCTGTTGCTATAACTATTACTGCTTTATATTCTGAATGAATTGATACTGTAGACCCACTCTCAAAAACCGTTGGTTCACTAAGGGTTGGAGTAGTAGCTTTTTTCATAACATAGTTTGCTGTAGTTGTATTTAAGTTGGTTACACCATCAAATCTTAAATACTCACCGTTTATCACAACAATGCCTGCAGATATATTAATGATGCCTCCAGAAACTATTGTTACATTACAGCCACTTACAATAAATGATTCAGAGTTAAATAATGAGCTGTGAGCTGTGTGTAATTCATCCTGAATTAGACCAAGAAAATCCATAGAAAATGGATATCCTCCTTCAGCAGTTGTTACTAACTTTTTCATTATGCTAACGCTGCTAAAACTATTGTTGCACCATGTGAATGTCCTATTGTGGTTGGGTGAGTTCCATCGGCTAATAAAGAATCTCCTCCATTGTCTTTAGACCAGGTCCACCAATCTGCAAACCTTATCCCTAATTCTGTTGATATTTCACTACAGTACTGTCTACATGTAGTTAGTTTAGTTAATTTATCTGATTGGTATGGTGGTGAAACAATACATATTTTGTTTTTGTCAAAACCTCTTTCAATGAAGTATTGAATAATGTTTTTGTATGTTGATTTCCACGATGCATCAATAGTGTCGTTTGTTCCATATGCAAGTATTAAATATCCTTTTCTAGATAAGTTTTTTGTGTTATAAATATCAATTAAGTTAGTGCCAGTACTTGGTTGAACCGAAGTTCCTGAAATACCATAATTATAATGGTTAATTCCTAGGTCATTAGCGACTAAGCCAACATAACCATTTAATAAACGATCTGTTGAATTGAAACCTGCTGTAATACTATCTCCATAGGCATATAAAAAATCCTCTAATGGTGGTTGATATTTTGCTAGGAAGTAGTTTCTAATTTTTGCGTCTTGTTCAACACTTGGCACATGATCCAATACCAGTAATTCTGAAATATCAAAGTTTGGAGTAAAGTCACCACCAATGCTTAGCTTACTCATACTTGCAGTTCCTATTGACAAATCTCCGTAAGCATTCGTGGTTTCAATGGTTTGATTATCGATTGATGGATTAACTATACCTCCATCTAATACTCTGAAGGCTAAAAGTACCCACTTATCTTCTTTTAAATAATTTGTTCCTCTTGGTCTCCACGCTGAATTGGCAACCGCAGTTAATGAATTAACACCCTCAACTGTTTTTAAACTAATTGCATTTGTAAATTCTGCACTGAATTGTAAAATCGTTCCATTATTTAAAAAATCGTTTACTCTAGCTAACATATAAATTGTATATGGCTGTGCAAGTGTTAAATTTTTAGTAATGGATTTACCATCAGAGAGTGAGATGTAAGCTTTATTATTTGAGCCACCAGAACTAAAGTAACTTGGCTGAGCTCCAGAACTAGCTTGTACTAAATTATTGCCACTTCCTGACTTATCTGTTATTTGGCTAATTTTACCACTTGAAGTAATGATTTTTGTAGGATCGGTAATATCTCCCCAAAACACTACCCCGGTCAAACTTGCAGGAGTAAATCCATAGGATGACACGAACTCAGCAACATCATCTAAGAATAACTTATATGCTACTCCTCCTTTTTCAAAGTAAATTCTATCTAGGCCACCAAAAGCTCCGGTGTAAGCTGGAGCATTCTTAGGTACAACAAAATCATGAACTGCATCGCCTGATACTGGGTTAGTACTTCCATTATTAACTGCATTGTCAACAGTAACACTGGAAGATTGAATTTCCCAAGCTTCAACACTTGGAGGTTCTACATTGTTATCATTAATCAATGATCTGTAAATTTTGCCTTGATAACTTACAAAATCGTTTATTGAATATCCAACATCAGATGAAAACCCATCGTCCCATAATTTAATTCCTGCTGCAGAGTCAAGAGCCTCTTGCAAACCTGTAACTTTACTTATTGCAATATTATCCTCTGTTTTGTGAACAAAGGAATCAAATTGGTCTGCAAAATCTGTTCCTGTTGGTTTTTGTCCATTGGCGAACTTTCCCTGTAAATAAGCCTTACTTCTTGCGGTCATATAGTTTGTATTTTAAATCTTTTACTTGCTAGTTTATATTTATTTACCAATGATTTAATCAAGGTAACTGTTACTTCATTTGTAGTAAATAAGGCTGGAGCTCTTACTATAAAGTCTTCTCCACTATCCCCATATTCAATCTCTGTATACACAATCTCATTTTCAATGTATACCGGTTTGTTTTCAATTTTTGTGTGTATGAAAATTCTATCCTTTGTTAATCCATCAACTAATTCAATTCTTCGTTCTTCATTGTCAAACACATTGTTTAACAACATCTCTAATTTGTAAACTTTGCCATCGTACTTTAGTGAATCAATGACTTTGTTTCTAATAGTCATAAATTCAGTATAGATAATACCTAATGGTTCACATAAAGAACTTAGGAAGGCAAATATTTTCTGTTTTCTTAAGTAAACAGGTAAACACCAAACAATTATTTTAGAAATATCAAGATTGAACATATTGCTTATAATTAATGGTCAAATTCATATCACTTAATTGCAAGTAACCTGCATCAGGGATATAAACCTCATCTATGTTTGTGAATGGCTTACTTCCGTACTTTGATTGCGCTAATTTGATTACTGGAAAAACTACACCTGTTACAGATTTCAAATAATCCTCTAATCTTGTGTTAACATACTCTCCATTAAATGGTAGGTTTTTTAAGAAACTCTGAATTGCATCGGACACTGGTGTAAGTTCAGAGCCATCAACTCTACTACCATCCGATTTTAATATTAACGGATCATACCATAAATCAACTACTAACTTTAAATCGTCTGGAGGTAATGACTCACAAGAAATTTTAACACCTGCGTCTTTCCTTCTATCCATATAAGCTTGAAATGCAGATAATTCATCCACAGAAAGCACTGTGTTTGCAGCATCAACTAGCTTAATAACCTTTATTCTTAATCTACCATATACCTCGGTTACTGCGGTTTGATTTATTATTTTTTGAGCGGTTATTTCTTCTTCAGTTAAACCTATATTCTCGTATGCTTCTAATTCCTCATTCCAATTTTGCCCATACTGAAATTCAAATGCAATATTTCTATACCATTTTAATCGGGATGGAACTTTGTTTTCAATTATGTTTTCTACTTCAGATTTATGGAGATCAAAAAGCGAGTCGAGTGTGGCACATACAACAGCGACAATGTAAATTATAATTCTATAAACAGCGGTTGAACTAGTACTATTTAATGAGCTAAGTTCAGAACGACTATTTTTAGCATCTATAATTTGTTGTTTCCAATATTCAATATTTCTTGCCATGTTAATTAATAATAAAGTCTGTCCCTATTGTCCAAAATCCGATACCATCTGTGCTACCACCTACAATAAAATCATCACCAATCGTCCAAAATCCTATACCACCAAAATTTGTGTCGCTGATAGAAGCAGGCTTATAGCCATTATCTTGGTACACTTTTTTTACGGTTCTGTTATATACTTCTGGTAGTATAATAATTGTTCCAGCAGGTAACTCTGCTGTAATACTCAAATTGTTAGTTCTTGCTATTTCAAATACTGCTTCAATTGAGCCACATTCCTGAACAGCAATATCAAAAAGTGTTTGCTTGGGCAATATTTTAACACTACTCATATTCTGCCTCCACTTTTATTTTACCATTGTTTGCTGATAATCTTTTAATGTTCATCCCATCAGCTATGAATTCCATTCTTGTTTCTCTTAAAAAAGCATCGCTATTGTCGTCATTTATAAAATTTAAAATACCTACACCTCGCAATGGAAATTCTTTTAATGAATTTTTATCAGATAGTAAAAGACATGCCTGATGCTGAGAGTCGCTAGTTGAAACAACTAGGTCTCCTTGCGAAATTGATATATCATAATTACTATCTAGTATTAAATCGTTCATTTTATTTTGTATTCAAATGTTCCAGTAACAGGGCCACCAGTTGGCGGTGATACTAATCCTGTTAAGTATTCTATTTCAATATTTTTTGTATAATCATGTATCGCTTCAGCTAATCCCTTAATAAAATCACGTTTTGCAACTTCAGGGTCGATATCTGCTCCAAGTGTGTTATCAAATACATTTGTTAGCCTTTTTTCAAGTTTGTCCTTATCTAAGCTCATTTTAAAAGTGTGTTAATTCTTTCTTTAAGTCTTAATAAACCGGGTCCATCTTTAGGTGAATATATTTTAAGCATCTGATCTACTATTTCAGTCATCAAAGCTTTCATCGATTCACTTCCAGTGCTTAAGGTAAATCCATCATTATTCATTTTAAAAGTGCTATTGCCAGTGACAACCTTGTACTCCTCAATCTTATCACAACTAATTACAGAGTAATCATCATCTTCTAGTCTCAACAAAACAACCTTAGCGCCTACAACTGGCAATACGTCAATACTATTATTTTCACTTATTACAGCTCTCAACCTACACTCAAAAAAAACCACATCCGCTTCAATTTCAACATCAACAGTATAATTAGATTTATCAACTTCAATTACTTTTCCTTCAAACACAACTTGTGGCCCATACTTGCTTGCAAAATCTGCTAATGCTTTTCTTGCTTTTTCTATGTTTTTCATTAATTAAGCCTCCTTGTTACTTCAACCATTCTACGAGCTCCTTTTGTCTTTACACCAAACTTCACTTCTGTCGAAGCAATAAAATGCTTGCCATCTCTTTTGTTGTATTTTGGATCAAGTATCACAGCCACATCACCGGGTTCACAATAAGGCTGTAAAAAACACTTTATTTGACCTTCATAGCCTGTAAACTTTTTCTCATTTAATACTTTTTGAGCGATGATTTTAAGTTTGTCGACCTCCTGCCAATTCGGAACAGTTCTTTTAACTATTTGACCATCTTCATCACCAGTCTCATAAAGGACTTGTTCTCCCTTCGTTAGTTTTTTTACAATTCGCACTCTAACTTTATTGTCTTCTGCAATACGGTATTTTAACTCACTGTCTCGAATTACATTCCAACCTAATCTAAACTTCACCTCGTTCTTTATTAATCCTTCTTCTAACCCTACATATAATTCACTTCCATTAAAGTATACAGTAAGTAGTAGTTTTTCCTTTAGGTACTGTAAAACTTCTAACCCCGATTGGTTAGCAATGGTCAGCTTCGTAAGAGTCGTTTCAGGTATCGATTTACTAAGTGTAATGTCAGTTCCTTCTATTACTTTCTCAAGTAAGGAACGAAGTGTTATGGTTTTAAATGAACCTTTTATCGATTTCTTACGAAGTTGCCATGCATAACCTTCCATTTCAATTAGCACAGGTCGAGATAAATTTACACGGCGTACAAAACCTGTGAATTCTCTTTTTAACTCTCCATTATATCCTAAGTCAATTGTAACTTTATCTCCCTCCCGGAATAAAGTAGCTGTTTCGATTGATGACATAGGCAGTTGATTATTATTATTCACCCTACCTATTGCCGGTAATGAAACACTTGCAATGTCAACTATTACATCAACACTCTTTTTTATATTTACTTCATTTACTCCTCCTTTGAGTAAATACTTACCTATTTGAATTACACTGGTTAATTTTAATGGCATTATTCAACAGTTATTAAGTCTAAAATTCCATCCTGTATTAACTGCATTGTAAAATCTTTTACCCCTATAACTTTTGCTTTTTCAGGAATCTTTAAATCCGATATAACAACTCGATCGTCGCCTTCTAAAAAAATATCAGTTAATGCACATTTAAGCCTTATTGTCTCACGTTTTTTCCAAACAGTATTTAATATGTCCAATTCCTCATCTGGAAATTCATTCAATGGATTTATCAAAAACCCTTTTATACTAATTTTCCAAGCCTCGACACCTATTTCTTCAATAACTGAAGCACCACGTTCAACCATTGGTGTAACTTCCATTATAGCCTTGTTTTCAATGCCTACAACTACGTATGGAAATTCATAATCCACTCCGCCAACATTAAGTATTACAGGACATACAATCTCTCTTCCTAAAAAATCTTTAGAAGGCCCATAAATTGAAGAACCCTTTGCAGTAGTTCTCTTTCTTTGAGTGGCTTCTGGGACTGTCAAATTATTTGCAGTACTCTGAAATTCTGAAAGACCTGGTATGTTTAATGGTTTGTAACCATAAGCCTCCCTAAATAAATCAGCAACGTCGAATATTATTCCATTTACTGGGTTCATATTAATCAGCTATTGCAGCTCCTCCTGAGTTTGCAACTCTTAAAAACATCTCCATTAATTTATCTTCAAAATTTTCAAACCCCTCATTTAGAGTGGTTGTATGTATTTCTGTTTTATCTTGAAACTTTCCAATATTGATTGTAAGGTTTTTAACCCCTGAAGTAATTCCTTTATTTGCATCAACTCCTGCTGAAGGTGCACTGGTCATTCCACTAAATGAAGTGTTCATACCCCCTATACTATCTGCGCTTTTTTCGCCAATAGCCTTGGTTAATTTCACTCCACCCCATAATACTTGCATAGATTTAATGCTGCCTGCCATTTCATTCAGGTTCTTTTTCTTCTGATCCTTTCGGTTTTTTTCTAGAGCTTCAATTTCAGCTGAAGCTGAGGTTTTGATTTCTGCAAACAATGCATTTTTCGCATCTAAAAATTTGCCTTGACTAGCAAGTGATAATGCTTTAATGAAATTTTGTATTACACCTCCAATAAATTGAAAAGAATGCATCATTTTCAATACAAACATTTCTAACCTGTACCCAACTTCTTGGAAAAAGTCTTTAAAAGCCAAGCCAACGTAAGAGACGAAAGATTTAATTGATCCCCATAAATTCATCATAGCTTTTCCCCATCCATCATATTTTTTTACTAAATGGACGATCAGAATAATTAATCCTACAATGGCCATAACTAGCAAACCAATAGGATTGAGACTCATCACAAAATTTAAAATACCTTGCGCCACTGCAGCTCCTTTTACAACGATCATATAAGCTCCAAAAGCTGCTACAATACCAAGTATTAATTCAGGATAATCAACTAAGTATTGGAAAATATCAATTAATGGCTCTAATGCATTAAGCAAACCACTTCCAATTGTTCCCATTAAACCTTCAAATGAGCCCTGTAGCGCCAATAACTTTCCGGGTGCGGTTTCTGCCAGCTGTTTAGTCATTTCAAAGAACCTGCCGCCTTTATTTGTGGCAGATTCAATTGCCTGTGCTACCATTGCATAACTAATTTTACCAGCCTCCATATCCTTTTTTAGATCAGCCATTGATCTACCTGTTTTTTTATGTATTTCATCAAGTGGATTGAATCCTGCATTTACTAATTGAAGTAAATCTTGACCCATTAAACGGCCTGTAGATGCAACTTGTGAAAATGCTAGACCTAAGCTTTGCAATCTATTTGCATCACCACTAGCAATGTCACCCAATCGTGAAACTGCAGGCATTACATTTTCAGCTGCTACACCAAACGATAACATGGTTTGTGCTACACCAAAGACCTCATTGCCATAAATCGTTTTTTGGGCAAAGTCGGTCAAATTACTCGACATCTGCTGACCTGTGTTTTTATCGGTCATTACTTCAAGGCGCTTGTTTGTCAATTGCCGTTCCATACCAGAATTGATAATTCCACCAATACCGGCAATTCCTGCAGTGGCCAAAATACCTGCAGCAAGTCCACGCATTCCACCCATTAAAGAAGAGCCGTTATTTTCTAATCGGTCCTTTTTTCGTTGCAAGTCGTTTAGCTCTTGATTAATTCTTCTAATTTGACGATCATCTAAACTAATTGATCTAGTTTTTTGTAATTCAGACATTCGTTTATCGATGTCACTAAGCGACATCTTTAATGAATTGGTACGATTGTAAAACCTTGACAAACCCGCCTCCATTTTACCTAATGAAGAGTCCATGTTAGTAGCAAGCTTACCGATTGTACCGGAAGCTAAATCTTTAACTTTTACAATAAATTCTACTAAGTTGGCCACTGTTGGTTTTTCCTTTCTTCGTTACGAATCTCTAATAGTTGTTTGTACATTTCTACCCAGCGTTCATCTGATAAAGAAGAGGTATCAACGCCGGGTAAGTAATAAGCGAACATCGTGTCGATGTATCCAATCCAGTTATCCTCGAATTTTCCGGATGCCTCTTCTAAAGCTTTTTTAGATCACCATTTTTAATTTCAATGAGCTCTTGTAGTTGCATTGCTGCACCATAGAAATAATCATCATCATCTATAATTTCACGATCACCACCCAAAAAACATGAGTTTAGAATTTCTTCAACCATACCTAATGGATCATTCTTAGTAGCAAGCGTCATTGCAAACTTCATTTCATTGCGTGTAGGCTTGCGTACATAACATTTTTTGTCTTCAATTGAAAGTTCCCAAATTCCTTTCGGATTTGCTTTCATCCATTCATCAATCTGTTGTTGCGAAACAGATTGATTATTCTCTTTATTGCTTTCCATTTAATTGTTATTAAATACTTATTTAAAGGATGTTATTTCTCTGTTAATCCAAGGAACATAAATGGAAGTTCTATTTCCATTAACTTTGCGTTCTGATCCATTCCCTTTTCAAATTTGCTTATGCTAATGCCTTGTAAAACATCTGTTCGCATTGGTCTGCCAAAAGCTGTTTTATAATTTACTGTTGCAAAGAAAACCTGATATGGAACCTCTGTAATATCTCTAAAGCCCGCAACTTTTGCAGCATCATTTAATGCATCAAGTTGGTTCTTCAGCATTTTCAAAGAGCCCTCATATTTATTGTTTCCTGATTGAATTCCAACAGGATCATTGCCACTGGTATAAATAGCTTCCTTTTCTGTTTCTTTAGAATACTTTACACCTCGTATTTTAATTTGAGAACCAAACAAGCTAACCGAGATGTCTGCCCATACAACTTCTTGTGAATCGAATTTCATTTTTATTTTCTCCTATGTTTTAAGCGATTGAAAACCCTAAGTCAACTTCTATTTCAGTTAAGTATCCTTTTGGCTTTAATCTTAGTTTAACCTTTAATTTACTGTTTGCAGGAGCTAAATTTTGATTAGGATCAATGTATGCAACCGGCTCTCCACTGATGCTTTCAGACATTCCAAGCGAGATGTTATTTTCAATTTTGGCTTCCAATTGAGCAATTACATTTGGATCTAATTTGCCACCTTCGATAAGTTCAACATCCTCTTTTAACTCTTCAACATAAGATTGATATGCAATTACTGCAGCTTTATCAATAACACGGCCTCTTGCCAAAATTGAATAATCATCATTTTCGGCAACACACATCGGATCGTTTGATATAAAGTATCCTGATTTTTGAGGATAGGTTTGGAATGTTATATATCCGTAATCAATTAAAGTGTCTCGGATTGCTGATTCTTCTACTTTTTTATTGCCTATGTATAGAGTTTCAGCTGGTAATGAACCTGACTTTACTCTTCCAATGTTTCTGTGCACTGGTGAAGCTGCAATCATTCCTAACACTAATCCCATTGAAACTGTCCCATCATTAGTAGTTCCACCTAATACCATACCTACATTGTTAGCCGTACCGGTTTTAGGTTGATGATAAGTTGTTGAAGCGCTATCATGAACCCTTGCTCCAATTAAACATCTAAATGGCTTTATTTGTGCAAAATACTCCGCTGCTAAAGCCTTAGCATTTGTTACAGCAGATATTGCATCACTGTCAATAAATTGAGGTGTAGCAGGAACATAATCGTTCGCAGGTTTTCTTGTTAGACCTAACACTTTTATCGCTCCGTTGGCGTAGTCTAATAATTTCTTAGCTCCAGAAGCATTGGTTTTATCGGCTATGGACACTAATGATGTAGCTTGAGAAACACCCATTATGTACAATTTTGCGCCTCGTGTACCTTCAACATCATAAAACTCTTTCACAATTTTATAAAGTTCTGGTTCATCTGCCTCAGTGATATCCTTACTTATTGCATCTGCTAATGATGTAACAAACACTGGAGTAGTTAAAGGAAAGGTTGTGCCTAACCTTGTTCCTATCACACCAACAACACTATCGTTTGTTGCTTGTGTGCCGCCAATTTCACCATTGGCTAATACTATTGATGCCTTCGGAAGAGTCATTTTTATAGTTCGATTTTAAGTTTATTTCTTGTTTCCTTTGCTATTTGCTTTTTCTGCAGCTTCCTTTTCAGCAGCTTCCTTTTCAGCAGCTTCCTTTTCAGCAGCTTCCTTTTCAGCAGCTTCTTTTTCTGCAGCTTCCTTTTCAGCGGCTTCCTTTTCAGCAGCTTCGGCATCTGCTTTCTCTTGCTGTTCTTTTTTAAATTTTTCAGCTTTCTTTAATGCCTCCTCTGTTTTCTCTATGTTGTTTTCAAATTGCTCACGAGTTACAGAAATAACCTTATCTGAATTTTCTACGGCTTCATCTTTTAAAGATTTGGCATGTGGTTCTGCATCTTCAATTCTAAAGAATGCTTGACCATCACTAGTGAAATGAAATTCATCTCTATTTGGGTGTGTGTTAAAAAGGTACTTTACCTCTTCTACAAATTTTTCGTTTTTATTCATCTGAATATTTTTGATTTAAAATAAATTCTTAGTATGATTATTATAACTGTAATTATTAATATAAGTAGGCTAATCCATGTAAAATCAATCTTTGTTTTATTTACATCTTCAGCTTTATGTTCTTCTTTTTTAGTTGAATCACTATTGTATTCAAAGGCTGTTAAATCATTGTCGGTCTTTGATGTTGGCTTTGCGGTGATGTCATACTTCAAATGAACACCAACCTTTTCACCTTTTTCATTATAAACAGGTGTCGTTGTTATGGTAGCCTTTATCCCATTTGATTCAACATTCGTACTGGCTCCAGATTTAACATCAGGTAGATAGGAGTTACCCTTTAAGTCATCACCGTAATTCTTTGTAGTAGTATTTAAAACAACGCCTTTTAAATTTGCCTTTGTCATTATTGAGTTTGATGATTCATTTTTGTGTTTACGTTTTATTATACCACAAGAACTCACCAACTGAATTACAGCTAATGCAACTAAAATATAGATCGTTATTTTTAAACCTTTTATCATACCAATTGAATAGGATAAATGAAGCCTACTAAATTTAATCCGTCTGCTTTAATAGGTTGTGAAATCAATCGACGTTTTTTAGAAACTATGTATCCTTCACGTCCACCTTTATCGTTTGTATTTCCTTCTACTGAAAAAAAGGAGTTTTCATCTACAATATCCACAACAATACCTGCATGACCTTGCCACCCAGTACCGTGTCTCCAAATCACGACAGCTCCAACTTTTGGTTCTTTACCTATTGAGAATTTCTTCGATACATCAAACTTTCTGAAAGTCTCAGTAGCACTACCGGAAAACAATTTATCCAATAGATCAATCGTATTCTTGTCAGCTGCATAAGCTTCCTTCCAAACTAATTCAGAGAAATAACTACACCATGCTTGACCTTTGCTCCATCCAACTGCTTGCATACGTTTTTCAAACAATGGATCATTAAACCCAGAGTTGTTTGCTTTTTCAGTTTTACCTACGTAAGCCAGTGCTAATTTTGCAATTTGAGTACCTTTGTCCATTACACTAAATCCTTAAATTTCTTTTTGATTTTTGTTATCCAATGTGTTTTATCTTTACCTGATATCACTGCAACATTTTCAAGAATGGAGAATATGTTTTCAAATACAATTTGAATAGTTAAAAACATATGCAACCAATCGAATACTGTTGAAGCGAGTCCCTTATCTTTAATTGCGAAGTTTTGATACATCGCATATGGCACAGCTATTAAAATGAGGTAATAGAATACTTTGAAACTAAACCTTGATAACTTCATTGAACTGAACGGTTCTTTTCTAACTTGTGAGGCTTTTATACCACTGAATAATTCAGCAATAAAAACAACCATTAGCATCAGAAATGACAATCCGTTTAATCCAAATATGGTGTCAACTGTTTTCTCTAAGAATACCAGTACTGCACTTACGCCAGCCACCTGCGGAATCATTCCATATTTATAGCTTGGCGAAAGGGAAAAACCTAAATCCGCCAAGCTATTATAGTCGAATGACTTTAGAAGCTTCTCAATAAACCTCATGTTATGCAGGAGTATCTTGAATTAATGCTGCCACACCAAATCCATCTGCTCTACGTCTACGTCCACCCATGCGAAGTAATGCTGAGTATACGTCTCCATAGTATTGTGGATCGTTTGTATTCTCGAAGAATTTAACTTCACCTAATGCTCTAGCTACACTGTTTTTTTGCCAGAATAAACTAACCGCACTATCTGTGGCTTGTGTAGCTGCTCCAAGTGCTCTGATTGCATCTGCATTTGATGCTACTGCTACTGAAGACCTGGTCATAATTTTAAAACCATATAACTTACCTAATACTCCAGTTGTTGCGTCAGCATATTCGGTAAACACACGGTATTGTGTTTCACTTAATGAATCAAATATTTGGTCTGCCATGTTTTCTTCGATCAAGGCATATCTTTCTTCTTTTGCAATGTTTTGAGTGTTGAATAATAAATTCATTGCTCTAACATCTTTATGAGTTGCAGCTTTTCTGTTGCCAGTTGTACCCGGTAAGGTTGATGAAACAGAAGCCCCAGTTGTTTTGACGATGTTAGGAGCAGCTATACCCGTTAACCACTTAATAATTATATCGTCACCTGCAGTTTCGGTTATAACACCGGCATGGTCACCATATACCGAATCAATTTTATTGTATGATAATTCAACTTTCTCCGCATCTTGAATATGTGTAGGATCAGTTGTATACTCATCTAATGTATACGTAATGTCAGTGTCGGTACGACGAACTGCAGCAGCAGGAAATGATGATCTGTTTTTAACAACTGATGGTTTACTACCCGGTTGTGGAATGTGTACTACCTTTCCTGCAAGTACTTTATCATCATCGCTGAATGCGTACTGTAAGAATTGGTTATCCTTCCATAACCTTTTAATTATATAGTCCACCCAAATTTCAACCTCTACTCCATTTTTGTAAATGATTGCATTTGGTGCAGGTGCTACTTTGCTAACTACGCCATGGAAGGCAGCAGTCACAATTGTTGTTGTAGTGTTGGAAACATCCAATTTTGCAGCCATTGCATTAGTGACTGGTGAGATCATTAGGACAAACCCAATGAGAGCTAATAATGATTTTAAGAATCGTTTCATGTTGTATTTTTTTGCTTTTTTATCTTACTTACTTACTTACTTTATTTGGTTCTATTTTCCGAACTGTTGAGCTTACTTAGTCCAATCCTTGTTGAATTTTTCTTTGTACTTTAACTTGAATGAGTTTTCATCAAGTTGTTTTAATCTTGTTAGCTTATCTTGCTCAGAAAGCTGATCGTAACTCAATTTTAATAAACCATCCAATTCAGTTTTTTCTAAATCACCCATTCCTTCAGATAATTTATTTTCAACTGATGGTACAGCTGGCATAGATTTTAAGATTGTTTCAACACTTGCAAAGTCTGTTTTTGCCAACTTTACATAGTTGTCCTTTTGATCTGCAGTAATTTTTCTGTCTTTTACCGCCTGATCTACTAACGAAGTGATTTTTGCTGTTTCAGCATCATCCTTTAATTTAACAATCTCCGCATCTTTGTCGGATACTGATTTCTCTAAAGTTGTTTTTTCGGTTTTTAGAGTTTGATTTTCGGTAACGATTTTATCGATAGCCGCTAATATTACCTGTTCTGAAGCTTCACCTTGTTGTAGTCCAAGCTTCACGGTTAATTCAGGAACCGACAATTGAATTTTACTCATATCTTTTTGGTTGATTTTTGCTAATTGTGGAATAGATGGGTTTTCTCCATTTGAAGAAAGTTTAATTAAGTGACCATCATTGTCATAAAGTGCAACTTGTAATGAGTCATCATTAGAACCGATGTCTGCAATGCTCACTTCTCTAAGTTTAGATTTCACTAATGTGTAGCCAGTTTGCCCCGGTAATTGTAATTCAACTTCTTCACTCCATGAAATTGGATCAAGGCCAGCACTAGCCATTCTTAAAGTTCCATTTTCATATTTGTCATAAATACTTTTTGCAAATGGATCAGTATCGTCAAACATTGGTAAACCAGTAATTATATTATTACCGTTTTCGTCTTTTTCTCGTTTAAGTTCAATAACATTTCCTATTGGCAGTATCTCATCTTTTGTTCCCTTACAAGCTCTGTTATGCATCCACAACATAATTGGATTTTTTTCATACTGTTCAATGTCAATACCATCACTTAATACTCGAAATCCAAAGGAGTTTACTCGGTCAGAATTGATGATTATTCTCTTACTAGCTTTTAACATTTTTGTTGCTTTTCAGGTCAAACGTAAAGCGGTTTTTGTGTATTAAAAAATCAACATTTTTTAAGCTTACCACTAATGATTACTATGCTTACAGTTATTGCTAGCTTATAAAAAGTACATTATCTACTATCTATTATATAAAGCATTTTTGCTTTGAAATGGCTGATAAAACTCTAAGTATTCAACAAAAAAAAGAATGGGCAAAACTACTTTACACCAAAGAAGGTGTGACTGTACAAAAAGAAATTGCTCAACGAACAGGTGTATCGGAAAAGACTATTAGCAAATGGATTAAGGATGAAAACTGGGAAAGGTTAAGGGCATCTGTTATCCTTACTAAGGAAGAGGAACTGAGAAGATTGTATTTGCAGTTTACCGAACTTAATGATGCAATCATGAAACGAGAGGAAGGGACACGATTTGCAAGCTCAAAGGAAGCAGACATACTTGTTAAGCTATCCACCGCTATTCGTTCACTTGAAACGGACTTATCTATAAGTGATGCCATTCATTCATACAAGTCTTTAATAAACTTTGTAAGACCTGAAAATTTAGAAGAGGCAAAAATTATTACCAAATGGTCTGATGTCTATATTAAATCGCTATTAAAATGATAAAAAATATTGATAAGCGTTCTTTGGTAGATTGGGATGAGTTTGTAGACAATATGAACAGAGAGTCCCCCATTGATTACTCTGAGACCGAAATTCAAAAAAGAAAAAGAATTGAAAATTTAGAAAAGAATGATGAAGAGTGGTTTAAATATTACTTTCCTAAATTTTATAGTTCTGAGCCTGCACCATTTCATTTAAAATCAACCAAAAGGGTAATGAATAATCCTGAATGGTTTGAGGCTCGTCCGTGGTCACGAGAATTATCCAAATCAGGAAGAACGATGATGGAAGTTTTAAAACTATCATTAACAGGTAAGAAAAAGAATTGGATACTTACCAGTAACAATTCTCAGAATGCTGTTAGACTTTTAAAACCATATAAAACCTTATTGGAGAGAAGCCAAAGGATAATACATGATTATGGTATTCAACAAAGTTATGGCAGTTGGGCTGAAGATGAATTTATTACTCGTTCAGGTGTTGCTTTTAGAGCACTTGGAGCTGGCCAATCGCCTCGTGGTACAAGAAATGATGAAGTAAGACCTGATGGAATTATAGTGGATGATTTTGATACAGATGAAGACTGCAGAAACCCAGATATTGTAGAACAAAAATGGGACTGGCTCGAAAGGGCATTAATACCTACAAGGTCAATATCTGTTCCATTATTAATAATATTTAATGGAAATATAATAGCTGAAAACTGCTGTATGGTGAAGGCTCTTGAGGTCGCAGATCATTATGAGATTGTAAACATCCGAGATGAAAATGGTAAATCAACGTGGCCTACAAAAAACACAGAGGAGTATATTGATACAGCACTAAGAATGTTATCGTATAAGGCAATTCAAGGCGAGTATTATAATAATCCAATAACTGAAGGAAAAGTATTTAGTAAGCTTAACTATAAAAAAATACAACCTATTAAAGACTATCAATTCTTGGTTAGCTATTGCGACCCATCTTATAAAAAATCCAAAAAAAGTGATTATAAAGCAGTTGCATTAATTGGAAAATACAAAGATGAATACCATGTTTTGAAATGCTATTGTGCACAGGCTACCACTGCTGATATGATAGATTGGCATTATGAAATTGTTGAAATGGTAAGAGATAGAGTACCTGTCTATTATTTAATTGAATGGCCTTCTATTGATGAATCATTAATACTTGAATTACAACTTGCCAATCAAAGACACGGAGCAGTATTACCATTAAAAGCAGATGAACGAGATAAACCTGATAAATACCATAGAATTGAAAGTTTGTTAGAGCCATTAAACCGTCGTGAAAAATTATGGTTCAATGTTGATCTAAAGGATTCTGAACACATGAAATCAATGGAGGCGCAATTTAAGGCTTTATCACCTACCTCACGTGCTCATGATGATGGACCGGATGCTGTAGAAGGTGGCGTTTGGATTATAAATAATAAAACGATTACGTACAATGCTGGAGTTGTAGTAAGAAAAAGAACTAAAAATAATAAAAGAGTATGAGCTTTATTTCAAAAGAAGAACTATCAAAACATTTTTTAGATGGAACTGTAGATGCAATTTCAAATGCAATATTTATAGATGATGATTCAAAAGTGGAAGAGTCTATAAATGCTGCTATCGAGGAGGCTGCGTCTTATATGAATAGATTTAACATTTCAGCACTTTTTGAAGCTTCAGCAGAAGCTCGTAATCCTTTGTTATTGTTGTATGTAAAAGATATTGCTGCATGGCATTTTATTGCACTGGCTAATCCTAATATTGATATCGAAACTAGACGAACAAGATATGAGTTTGCCATCTCATGGCTTGTAAAAGTACAGTCAGGTAAGATAACACCACGTGGATGGCCAGCTGCAATACCCTCAGAAGATGGAGAAAATGGCGCATTGGTTTTCAAATATGGAAGTAATAAAAAGAAAACACAGCATTATTAAAAAGTAATTAAGTATGTACAGTTTAATTAAAAAACTATGAATAAAAAGGTAGTTAAAAAAGCTAACTCTCAAGGTGATGAATCACCTTCAATTCTAATACAAAATATTCAGATAAGACCTGTAAATAGACAGGTTCACGATATTGCAACTTGGAGGAGTGCTATAAAATCAGCAGAAGCAACTGTTCCAAGAAGAACGGCTCTTTATGATTTATATGATGAAATTTTACTAGATGGTCACTTGTCAAGTGTTGTCGGCAAAAGAATTAATAGGGTTTGCAATGCCGACTGGCAATTCGTCAAGGATGGCAAAGTAATTGATTATATAAATGACCTAATTGATACGCCTGAATTTGAAGAGTTAGTAACAGAAATCATTAACACTAAATTTTGGGGATATACCATGTTAGAAATCACCAATTTTAGTGAAAATGGTTTTAGAGTATTTTCGATTCCAAGAAAACACATTCGTCCTGATCGTGGAGTAGTAGCTACGGAGCAAACTGGTGATATTGGTACAAATATCAGAGAAGGTATTTATACTAAAACTGTTATGGAAGTTGGGAAAGAAAGAGACTTAGGTATTTTAAAAATTGTTGCACAATACGTTGTTTATAAAAGAGGTGGATTTGGAGATTGGGCACAGTATGCTGAAATTTTCGGAATGCCTTTTAGAAAGGGAACGTATGATGGATTTGATGATAGTCAAAGGGTACAACTTGAAAAAGCATTAGAGGAAGCTGGATCAGCTGCTTATGCAGTAATCCCAAAAGGAACGGAAATTGAGTTTGTATCGAATTCTTCAACTGGTAACGGTGAATTATACAAACTACTTAAAGAGGCTTGTAATCAGGAAATATCAGTCACTATTTTAGGTGCCACAGAAACTACCACATCATCATCTTCAAGTGGTTATGCACAAAGTAAAACGCATCAAGAAACAGAAGATGAAATATTTAAAGGTGATAGAAAGTATGTTAGAAGAGTATTAAATCGTCATTTTATAAAAATCTTAGAAGCTGCAGGAATAGATACGCAAGGTGGAAAGTTTGTTATTAAAGGAGAAGGTGAAGAAAAACTATCTAAAAAAGAACAGTTTGAAATCCACAAATCAATGAAAAAGGACTTAAGCATACCTGTGGATGATGATTTCTTTTATGAAACCTATGGAATGCCGAAGCCTACTGATTATGATGCTCAAAAAAAAGCTATTGAAAATGCATCTAGCCCTATACCTTCAAACCAAAATGATGGTAATTCAAAGGACAATAAAAACAAAAAGCTCATCTATTTAAACGATGAAAGCGGCTTTTTACAGTTCTTAAAAAAGCATTTATCTTTTTTCGAATAAGCCCGACGTCGGTCGGGCTAATGGCAGAATTAGAAAATTTATATTATCAATGTGAATGTTCACACGAACATATAATCAAACTGGCTTCAGTCGATGATTACAATAAAGTATTTGACCGACTTGTAAACGATATTTACGAAGGCAAGATATTACCAGGAATGATTCACCTTCCTTATTATAATTATGTTTCTAAAACATTATCTTCCGCATTGCAAGAGGTTTTTGGAAGTGCAATCTATGACGTAGATGATTACAGAAATACATTAAAGCATTATTTGGATCAGAACCTTTACGCATTTTCTGCAGCTAAATCATATAGCGTTGTTAGGCAATATAACAGTCTTTTAACAGACGATAAAGGTGAGTTGGTTAGCTATGCTAAATTTAGAAGTAAGGTTGCTGATATTGATACCATTTATTCTGACGCATACTTAAAAACTGAATATGAAGGTGCAATTGCAGCTGCACAAATGGCTGATAAGTGGGAAACATTAAAAGATTATCCAGCACTACAATACCGCACAATTGGCGATGAAAGAGTAAGGCCTGAACATGCAGCATTGGATAATATGATAATTGCTATTGATGATCCAATGCTTGATAAAATTATTCCAGTTAAGGATTGGAATTGTAGGTGTACCATGATACCTGCAGCTTCAGGTGCTCAACCAACAAATCGGGAAGAAGTAAAGGCAGTTGAAAAGCAACTAAATACTAAGCCATACTTCAAAGGAAACTTTGCAAAAAATAAAATAGTTTATGGCGACGAGCATCCATATTTTAAAACTATTAAGGGCGGGATTGAACAACTGCGAGCAGAGTCTAATTATGGGATGAGGTCTGTAGAACAAATATATAATCTGAACGAATTACCATCTTTGAACTTCCTTCCTGATCAACAAGCTGCTGAGCACTGGTGGAATACTATGTCAGGAGAAAAGGGTTCATTTGAATTGACTGCTTTTGAAACCAAAAACAAGGTTCTGGTAGGCAAAAATTTTAAAGATTATATATTCAAGAAACAAGAACAGAGATTTAAATACATCAACAATATTGTGGATGTCATGCAAACTCCTGATGAGATTTGGCAAATTAGAGAGAAGGGAGTTGTAGAGACGAGATACTTAAAGTATTATGATACTACTCCAGTTGTATTAGTCACGATAGATAACGTAGCAAAGACCATGTATACTGTTCAAAAAACAATTGGAGATAAAATGGTTATTAACAGGCAGTCTTTAGAAAAAATTAGATCAGGGGTATTGAGACACAAAAACGAAAACCGCTAGAACGTTATAGGCCGATTTGGCGTGGCCAAGTCCCTATCACAGATGCGTAGCGGTTTTCTGAGATACAAATATACATATTATTTTGAATTCCAACCAATTCATAAAAATAACTAAAGCTCAAAGAGAGGGCGTATTGAGGTACTTGAATAACCAAGCACCCGGTATGGTTATTTCAAAAACATTACGATTCATTGATGGTAATTTTAGAGCTGGAGGATGGCAAGGGAAGAGCTTCCAACGTTGGAAAGAAAATGCAAAAAGAACGACTACACTTGTAAAAACGGGTAAGCTCAGGAGAAGTTTTAATGTAAGTAAAAGTGGTGATTCGATAAAGTTTTACAGTAATATGAAATATGCTTCTATTCACAACCGAGGGTTTAGTGGTAATATTCAAATTGCAGCACACAAACGAAGCAAGTATGGACAGAGTGTTATAATGGCTGTTAATGATTTTACAAAATCAGGGAGGCGCAAATCAAAGACCGTAACGAATAAAATTGGAGAATCTGAAGTAAGAGCCCACACAAGAAAAGTTAACGTCGTACAGCGCCAATTTGCGCCAATAGGTGATGGTTCTGATAGCCCTGTACTTATCAAATCAATAACTAGAGAATTAGAACGAGAAACATTAAAAATATTAAATCGATAATATGGAGTCTATTTTAGCTACAATATTCTTGAAAATTCAAGAACATATAAAAAACGAGGTCCCGGAAGTAAAATGGGTTGATCAAGATTTTGGGCAATTAGAATTTTACAAGGATCGTCCTGCAGTATTACTTCCGTGTGTATTAATCGACATGGAAGATACAGATTACGAAGATGAAACGGCAAAAATTCAAACTGGTGAAACTAAACTAATTATAAGGCTTTGTTGTGCAGCTTATTCAGATGCAGCATCTCCAAGGCAACAATTACAAAAAGAGTTGGCATTACAGTACTTGAACATAGAGCACAGGTTAAATAAAGCTTTGCATACTTGGTGCGATAATGAATTGTTTACTCCTATGATGAGAAAGAAAGCAATTACTGAAAAGCGTGATGATAATTTGAGAGTTAGGGCTATTAAATATGTGTTTAATTTCAATGATAACACTGCAATGGATGTTCCAGTTCAAACTATTGATAGACCTGATTTAGAGATTGAATTAGACTAAGAAGCCCATAAAATATGGGGGTATTTTTTGCGAAGCTCTAAAACAGTACAGCCAGTATTTATAAGGTTTTTAATATATGATTGTCTTGCAGTTAAGCATTGAATAATGACACCAGTGGTTAAAAAGTATTCTTTGCTTAACTGTACTAGGCAGTCATCATATCGTTTTCGTTGAATATGAGCTAGGTAGAAGTATCTGCATGCCAAAGCATCATTCCTATCCTCCAAGTATGTATTTCGCTTACTTTTTGAAGAAGGCTCAGGTTTAATTGCAGAAGGAAATAGCTGATTGTATAAATTTTGTTGACCCCTAGGCATATCGGTAAACAAATATCCACGATTACAGAGCCTTATCAAAAAAAAGTTTTACAACAAAAAAAGCCCGGATAACCGGGCTTATATAAATAAGTTTTTTTTAAACTACTTACATTTTATAACATCGAATATGACAGATACCTTTTTTCTGTTCCTTTTATCCCACCTTACATTTTGAATTGTAACATCTTTGCCGTATTTCTCTTGAGCAATATTAAGTAAACTGAAAAGTGTTATCTTTTTTTCATAAATGATAGAATCGGGGTTACCATCATAAGCACTTGCACCCATAGTTGCTATATAAATTGGGCTTGGACAAGATGGCCCATACATATCTTCGCTCATGATGTCTTTGTGATGTAATGATCGTTGTGAAACACTATAAGAAACACAACTTGATAAAAACGAAGCAATTAATATTGTTAATAGAATTGTAAATATTTTTTTCATTTCATATTTATTTAGTTAAAGAATATATTAAATACCATTTAAAAAGCTGTGATAATTTATACTACAGCTAATGGTTCTTGATTCCACTCTCGTCCCAAAAGAATTCTTCCATTTGCTTTTTTATTTCTTTTTAATCCATCAGACCCCCAAGTGCCCCACTGTTTAAAGAAGAATGATACACCTTGTTGATTACATTGTTCTTTAATATTAATAGCCCACTGTGGCTTCATAGGACGAGCTCTATGTCCGCTTTCTCCTCCAACTATCACCCAGTGAATATCAGTAAAATCGACAGATCCTAAATCCTCTAATAAGGGTTCGATTGATAGAAATCTAATTTTAGCAGGTATTCTTCTCAACGCATCTATTCGTTTAATATTTAGTTTGTTTTCTACGGTAACACCCAACCATACATTATCTGGTACTTGTCTGTTTCTAAAGTACCTTAATAATTTAGCTTCTCTTTTTGTTAATATTTGATATGTATGTTGTGGAGTTGCCCTAATAGTATCAAAGACCTTATCCAAGAATTTATATGGCATTTTCTCGTGAAATAGATCACTCATAGAGTTCACAAAAAATTTTGTCGGTTTTCGTGTTTTTAGTGGAATGTCTAACCTATCAGGCATGATTTTAAATTCAAACCCATTCTCATATCCGGGAGTGCCCATTGCTTGTAATCTATTTGCCATCACTTCAGCATAGCAAAATTTACAACCAGCTGATACTTTATTACAACCAACGGATGGATTCCATGTAGATTCGGTCCATTCTATTTTACTAGTTTTCATCTTTTTAATTTATATTCTACCAAAATCTTTTTTTCATATACACTTTCATATGTAACACAGGGCATACCTTTGTAAGTTATCAAATTATCTGCCTTCATTTTCATGATGCATTCTTTAGCGTGCTGTCCGGGATGCATTACACTCAATGAATAATTATATGCCTCAAAGTTATTCTTTATTTCTTTAGATAAGATTTTTTGTTTTAAATCGTCCTCAAACAGCTCCCTTTTAGTTTTCCTCTTATTCCCAAACAGATCAACGTTCAATTTACTGTAATCAGTATCGTTATAAATATCAAAATTGGACTCTCCGTTTAATTCATTCATATTCCAAGTGACACTTAAAAATTTATCAAATGCTCTTGGATGTTTCGCCCCAAAGATAATTCCATGTAGCTTACTTCCATCTTTAATTGTATAAGGGTATAAATTTAGGTCAGTATTTTTTGAAAGGGTACTTTTAAAATGATCAACTATTTTTTTGTGAAACAAATTAAATGCATCTTTCCTTGCAGCTTCAATATCAATATTTTTTAAGTATTCTTGAAATGATGGCGATGCACCTAATCTCCATGCGTGAGATGTTGGAATGAATATTAAAAAATCAGTTGTATTTACTTTTTCAAAAAAATCCAAATACACACTTGCAAATTTAATACCGCACTGATCTAAAAAAACAAGAGATGGATATTGCTTTATTTCGGTTTGCAATGTAGGAAATAGTAACTCTGTATCTTGATTATAGTAATTAAGTTTTATTACTCTTTTTAATTCTGAATTGTGTTCTAAATAATCATTGCAATTTTTTACTAACAATTCGTACTTAGCTTTATCTATTTCATTTAAATGAAGATTAATAGTTATATGGTTACCAAATATTAATGCGGTTTGCTTTCTTATTTTTTCTAGGATTCTTAATGGACTACCATGTACATTATTGACATCTTTTCCTTGTCCTGCAAAAAAATCAAATATACCAATTTGACTTATGCTTGATTTTCTTGATGTAAATGTAGGTAACCATTCTTCAATATATTTCTCAAATAATTCTAATTTATCAATTGTAGATTCATCAAATGGTTCTTCAAACAGGTCTTTTCTTGCCATAGGTGTTAGATTAATAATTAAATATAATAAAACCCATTAAATAACCATTAAATCCCATTAAAAACAAAAAAGGCTGCATGTTCGCAGCCTTTTAAACAACACTAAAATGTTTTTACGCTTCAGTTATATCCATTAAATACTCCTTGCCCGGTTGGAAGAAATTGTAAGCAGGTGTTTCTTCAGTGATTGATAATTCAAGCTTTCCTCCGGGTGTGTATTTATTGAAACTCTTATTTTCCTCTGATCCGCTTGTCACAGGAAATAATTCAACTGTTTTGTTGTGGCCGAAATCATGCACAACGTTACATACAAACTTTGCTTTTATTAATTTACTCATAAAATTTATGTTCAGTACCCTGTCCCCGGTTTAGTTTTTTATTTCTGATTTAGCTTTTGAAATACGTCTTTGATGCATTTCATTTGCTTTTTTTTCTATATTTTTTAGTAAATCTGATGTGGTTTCACCATAGAGAACATGTTGCTCACAATAGCCATGACTCGCACCATAACCTTTAAGGTTGCCTTTCTCATCAAATCTGATATTGGTTGGTATGGGTATATTGATTTCAGCAATAAATCCTAGTGTGCCAAAATCAATCAGTGCCTGAATTAAATCATCTTTGTATTCAGTTAAGTAGTTATTAATCCCAAACTTGGGGATTAATTCAATAAGGTCTTTTTCGGAAAGGTCCTCTAGATAATATTTTAAATCCTTGTTGTTTAGTGAACCTGCAACCCAAAACATTTTCATTATTTGTGCATCATGGGCCTGTTCAAACCTTTGTGCTGTTATTCTATTTGAACTCATATTTTATCTCGGACTAACCTACCTTCCGACGGTTTATTTTGTTTTTTTTATTCTATCTTTTACTTTTTTTGATGTACTTCTAAAGTCAAATGGCATTATAGGTGTAAAACCGGCACGATCCTTTTCACTTAGCTGATTGTATATATTTTGTTGCAAATACAGCTTCATTGGCTTGCGTGGTGTATTGTCAAGTAACAATGCAAGGTTCCTTAATTGTTCGTAGGTAATACTCATTATTTAAATTGATTTTAAAAACGAATGATATACTTGTTCGAATTGAGTCACCAGTGCAGGTAGTTCCTGCTCGGTGTAGCTATTTAAAGCTTTATGGAGATAACCGAATTTTATACACCATTCATTAACTCTATCCATGTTTATTTGACCTCCGTTGAACTCCCATCGCATTTCATGCGCCATGCTGATTATCTTCCTTCTCATTTTTACTGATGGTGATTTGTCCATTCCTGTTTCGTTCATTAACCGCTTCAACAAAGCAGTTGATTCATATTCTAATAACTCTGAAACGTGTGAGGTTCTTCCGTTAGTAAGATCATATACTATATCCTCTTTTGTTTCCTCGTCAATCTTCAACCTTTTCATTAAAAAGCGAATGGTTGATGTCTTCTTTTTTACGTTGTGTATAGTTCCCATATTATCTTTCTTTTGACCAGTCTGTTTCAAAGTAACCATCCCGTATATATCGTTCAGGGTCTACCTTGTTTCTAAAACCAGTACGAGTTAAGTAATCGTTGTATGGCTTAATGTTTAAGATTGATTTAAGGCGATTGGTGGCACTTAATTTAGCAAAGAGGGGTTCAGTCCTTTTGCGGTTCACTTTCTTTCCGTAGGCCTCCCAAAATCGCTCAAAACTTAAGTCTTCAGGAAGTTCCTGCAGCTGAAGTTTATACTTTATCTGCATATTGTTTAGAATCGCTAAATCAAGGGGTAGGTTCGATAACAACCATGCATGTTGCTCAATGGTCATATCGGACTCGTTATGGTACATGATTAATATGCCTTGTTCATTATACCAAAAGGATACATTACCGTTGTATTTTGGACTTGTAAGTATGAATTTTCGCATAGATATCTAGTTTAAGTGGGAGGGGTACGTGCTGTTTTCCCCTACTTGAAGCACCAGTTCTGTGTTGTCCATTGGGGGTAAAATCGCCTTTTCAGGCTCTTTTATGGGGGTTTCTGTTACAATTGCACCCCCTAAATCTGCATTTACCCCCCCTGCTTCGTTCTGTTTTTCTGCTTTTGGGTTAAACAAATCAGCATTATTTGCCCTCTTTTGGAAGTATATAGGGTTCAATTCACGAGCCCTTTTGTCGTATATCACATAGTCCTCAATGCCGCCGAATCGGTTTTTAGAAGGGTATGCAATGAACTTGTGAACGTATATTCCAATATGTCCATCATAGTGAATGTTTTTACTTATAGACTTTTTGGGCTTATTACCATCTGCGTGTGAAATGAAAATGAAGGTCTTCCGTTTGCCATACTTGTTTTTCAGGTATACATAATCCTCCCAAGTAAATTGAGTGTAGTCAATGCTATCGATGAAAATAAAATCCGGACTATTGCGACGGTTCAAATACTTATCCAAGTCTTGAAAGAAAGTAACTCCAGCTGGCAAGTTTTCCGAAGGATCAATTATGTAGAACTTACCACTAACCTCATTCATGTTATTTCGGGTGGTTGCTTTTTGAAGATCATATCCATGACCTTGCTCATAAGACAACCATGCAACCTTTCCAAATGATGTTAGAAACTTAGCAAGCTGTATACAGAATTCCGTTTTTCCATTGCCACTGTCACCAAAAATCACCATAATAAAGTTCTTAGGGATGTCACCCAGTATCCCTTTAAATTCCTTGTGTTCAAACTCTAAAAGCTTAAACTTCTTTTTTGAAAATTGATCTGTTCCTAATACTTTCATCCCTTTGTATTTACACTTCTTAAATAAACTACTGAGGTGTCACCTTTAATCGCTGAAAAACGATTCATTTTCATTTGCTCAGTTAAATGAGCAGAATCCATTATCGTAGCTTCACAACACCAATATTTGTAAGTCTGATATTGGGTTTGTTTCTTTTCGGCTTCCACCATTTGAAATACTTTCTTTGACTTATCTGCAAGCTTATAAAATCGGTCACCGATAGATAGATTTGCAACTATGGTTCTTTGATTTCTTTCCATAGCTTTACCTCATTGATGTTAAACCCTGAAATGTTGCATAGAAAATTTCTCTAGCTTCTATCCAGTTCCAAACTGGAGTATGTGTGTCAAACCCTGCGGATTCCATTAGCTCAAGAAATGGCTTTTGATTATACCCCTTTAAATAATCAAACTCAATCTGAAGTATATCTAAATCAAATGGCTTGATTGATGAAAGTGCATTATAATCCAATTGAAACTTTTGAAATATAGCTTTCATCCACGACTGCTCAATTGGTTCGTATGTTTCACTTATGATAATCTTTAGAGGTTTTTGAATATCATGAATGTAAGCCTCAGAAGCATCGTGCATAAGCGCTTCAAGTTTAATGCCTAATGGAGCTAGGTGAGCAACAAGCACACAGTGTTGAGCGATTGAATACGGTTCATTTGTTTGACCTGCAAATCTATTATTGTTAGAAAGTCCAATGGCAATATCATCGATACAGATTTTTTGATAATCAGGATTTCTTATATCCATTATCTTACCTGTTACTGTATTAAATTTACCTTCATTCACATCTAATACAGGATGATGGTTTAATTTATTATGCTCATGAATTGCTCTGTCAAATAACTGTAATAAGCGTACATTGAATTTATCTTCATTATATTCAAGTTGTCTAGAGTAAAGTATATCGTCAAGCTTAAATTTTTTAGCAATCATTTCATGTGACATTAAAGTTGCTTCAACTCTTATGTCGGTAGGATAACATACACTCATTATGATCTCTCCTTTACTAAAAACCTTTTTGAACGTGGTGACCAAAAACGATCATTACTTTTATAAAGCAATCCAGATACATCATGGACTACATCATTTTGAATGTTAACTTCTGCTATATTGTGTTTTCTTGAATTTCTAATAGCTTCAGCAATTGCTTCAATCCATTCGCTTTTCACCTCGTGTAACTGCTCGATTAACAATTCTAAGCCTGCTTGATCAAGTACATCCTGTACTAATTCAAAATCTTCTTTTTCTGCCATTTTAATAGTTGTTTAAGTGGTGTTAAATAGTTGAGAAATTAAGGTTGATGTTTCTGTATTCGCCCGATTCGGTGCGCTCCCAAACTCGCATGTATAGTTTAGTTTTGTCAATGCCTTGAGCAGCTTTCATCAACTCACAAGCCTTTTGGAATTTAACCGAGCGAATTTCCTTTTCATATTTCAACAACTGGAATACCTTACGAGAGTCAATCATCCCTTTACTGTTTGCAAAGGCATCGTTAATTAGCTTCTTTATTAAAACATTGGTTTCATTAAGGGAATTATCAATGTATTGGTTTAACAGTTGCAAAGCTTCGGTCATTAATGCCTCGTCCCATTTAACGATATCGTTTACGTCGGCTTCCACCTTTAAGCTTTTATCAAAGTTGTACCAAGTGAATGATCCTTTACCTTGCTTTTTTTCTTTTTTTGCTTTAAGCTCGTACTCTTCCTTCACTATCTTTTGAATTTCCTCTAACGCTTCACGCATTAATTCATAAAACTCGTTTAGCACTTTTTCAACATTCAGCGCTGACTTGTAAATTTTACCTGCATGTGCCTCTTTTGATTTATCTGATTTTGGCACGAATTTGAAAGGAACTTGATCACCTGCAGCATTTACCCAAACACTGTCCTTACTGGTGTGAATTTTTACATTTTGATTTTTCATTTGTCTTTTATTTTTTCTGTTATCGATTTAAGTAGTTCGTTTTTTTCTAATAGCACCTTGTTTAGTTTTAGTTGAATCTCCTTCCACTCTTCGTGTGGTGCATTTGGATGGTTTTGTAACCATGTTATATACTCTTCCTGAAGTACATCCAATTCATCGAGTCTTTGGTTAGGCATAAGTTTTATCGATTTCTAAGCAGTGAATTGATACAAGGTTTTTTTCATATGTATAACCTGTAAGCTCGGTCTGTTGGAAGTAGATATAATATGCTTTGGCCTCCTTATGATTTAATTGAAGTGACCAAGTTTTCACAACCATTCTAGATTCAACTTTCTTTTTTAACTTATCAAATACATCATTCATTAAATCATGAACTAAGCTTTCTGCAATGTTTTCAGGCTTATATGTACTTAGTAGGTTTTTGAGATAGTAAAACAGCGCTTCGGCTTGATTACGACTGGTGAGTTTGAGTATTATTCTATTCGGTAGCATGCTCTATTTCTTTTATTTTAAATTTGACTAGGTTGTACTTCTCTTTGAATTTCTTGTCTGTTTCCAGTAGTATTTTAGCTTGTTTTAATCCATAATAAATCTGTGGCGGATAGCTTGCTATATGGAAAACTAATTGTTTGGGCTTCATTCCACTCTCAACACAAAGAGTATAGAAGATGTATCTAGCGTCGACATACTCTCTTTTACTTTCTCGTCCCATGATAACTTCTACTGGTACATCTAACACTTCCGAAATTATTTCAATGATCTTAGCTGGTCTCATATCGAATGCTCGGTTAATTTCTTAGAATGGGTTAGCTCCTCAATCATATCTGCGTAACTCAAATCCATGATTACCTTATGGGGGAAAAAGTCAAAGCCTTCAGGATCATGGACAGAGTAGTACGCATTGATTCGCATTCCTTGTGGTAAGCTCCCTGCATACCCAATAAATGTTTCATCAATTCTATTCCAGTGGTTAATCCACCATTGCCAAAAAATGGCACTATGTATTAAATGTTTAACACCCCAATCATCAGCGCCTATAACCTTTTTCAAATACTCTACACCTGCGCTTTCTTGATATTCAGCATACTGCAACTCATCCCATCCTAAGTAGTGAAGGACTCTCTTTTTAGTTGCCTCGTTTTGAAGTTTTGTTGCGATGTTCATGATTACTTTCCTTTCATTTTATATTTGTGAACTAATCGTTTTACACGTCTTAAATCTTTGTTGTGCTCTTCGCAGTCATTGTATATTTTGGCAACTGTTTCTGCGTCATTGATACCATTAGCTTTGATGATTTCTTCTATTTCAGTTCTAGTATTTTCATCTAGTGAAATAAGCTTACGACCTAGCCTAGAGAACAGCTCCTTGTATCCACGTTTGTTTAATCTCAATCCTCGCTCTAGTCTTTTTTCAAAATGGTCTGTTGCCATTGTTACTATTCCGCATTTGCCTTGTAACCTGTTATAGATGCTGATGATTGAGCACAGATTATTATCACTCAACTTGTCAACTTCATCTAGAATAATGATTGGATGTTTTGCTTTTAATACATGGCGATTGATTGCAGACATCATATCCGGTACAGAGTAACCACCACTATCGACCTTCATCGCAAAAAGTATCTCGGAAAGGAAAGTTCTTCTATTAAAGAACTCATCGCAACGTACTAAGTAAGCATTCTCATGTGTTGCAGCATATTGTTCAGCTGCATGAGTTTTTCCTGCTGAAGCATCGCCGACAATTCCAAATACATTGGCATAAACAGCTGCATCATTGTACAGGTCTCTTAACAGTCTAAAGTTTTCAGTTTCGACTGTTACCCATCGGTCTGATTCAAAGCCTATCTGCTTTGCAATCGTTCTCCACATTTCGGGCTTAATCTTATCCCATTTACCATTTAAAATGTTGCTAATTGTAGCAACTGATACACCTCTTAAAGATGCTACTGCCTTGTTTTGGCTCTCGAATTTTCCAACATAGTTGTTTAATTCGATTTTGATTTGTTGTTTTGTACTGTTATCCATGTTTTTATGTGATATGGTTAATAATTGGGCTGCTTGTTCGAACTGACAGCCCTTTTTTGTTTTCTATATTCTGTCTAAGAATGATTTAGTTTGTTTTTCTTGTTTTTGTTGAACTATCACGAGTTCCTCATCTGCTTTTTCGGGTATAAAGCCCTTGATACTTTTCTCTGCTGCATGCCTAACTTGTTTAATTAATACACCTCCTTGTATTACACTATCAGCATCAATCTTTTCTCTCTCAAGTAATACTTTACGTTCTGCAGCTGCTTCACCCGGTATAGATGCGATGCGTTTCTTCTCTTCTAATCTTGAGTTAAGTAATAAGCGGTCACCCTCTGTAAAGTCTGCTAGTGCTGATGGTGACTTGATATAGTTTTCAGCAATAAACCTTAAACCTTTTCCATCAGTTACCAATACCTTCGACATATCGTATGGATCATAGATCACCTGTACTTTCTTACCTGCGTTTTCAGGGAATAAATAGGATGGTATTTCGAACAGGTGTCTCTTGTTACTGATTTGAATTTCTAATTGACCACTGGTTAATGTGTTGCCCGATCTACCGTTCTTTGGTTTATGTTCAACACCAAATAGTTTAAGTCTATACTCAGTTGATAATGATTTTTCTTTACTCTTTTCTGAATTATGGAATGCTTCTAACCATTGCTGTTGTCGTGGAGCTCTTAAGGCATTTATAAACATTGCAACCTGTTCAGGTGCTTTGTCTTTTGTAGGGAATATAGATTTGTTCTTCTCAATTGCTTCAGGAGATATCCTTTGTTTTGCTGTAATGTTAAAGCCTGAATAATTAGGGAACATTTTTAACAATTGGTGCCAATTTTGACCGAATGACCTTTCAATATATTTACCCTGTGCAACACGTGCAGTTGCAGGAGTTGCTGTAGCCATTGATTTGTAGAAAGTGCCTAGCTCACCTTTTAATTTTGGATCAAGTCCCCATCTATCAGTTGTAATTTGGTGTGGTAAAAATGCTCCTCCAGTAATTTCAATAATATGATGTATTGCATTATGATATGCTGCACGAATTAAATCTATTGTTACCTCTTCACCGATTGCATATCCAAGGATATAATCATTGAATGCATCCATAACAACATACAGCACTGGTCTGTAATAATGATTAAGAACATTATATCCTTTAGCGTTGGTTTTTTCCAACTTAAAGTATAAATCCAATACGTTATCGTCGGAATTAATCAACAATAATGGCGCTGATGGTCTTTCACGTTTTATCTGTGGCACGAACTTATTATAGTTCTTAGCTTTTCCTTCTCTACCTTGAGTTATTAAATGTGCGCACTGTTTCCTCCAGTATGCAACAGCTCCCGGTGTTATTACTTCTCGCTCGTTTTGAACAGCCCAGTTATTATAAGCTTTAGCAACAATAGTATCATCGTGCTGATGATCGTTACTAAGCATTTCAATTAATAAAGCTTTTGCCGTATCATCAATTTTTCTACTGTTTGAATTTCCAAATCGGTGTACATCAATTAAACTTCTGTATCCATCTTGTTGATACTCTTTAATGTTTTCCTTCAATCTTTTTTCAGAAGATGGAAGCTTAACATTACGAGTCTTAATCATTCTAGTAACGATGTCCCAAAAGGATGTAACCGAAATGTTTAAATCGTTCTTTAACGCCTTTTTATCAGTTGTTAAATGAATGATCATATTCAACCAATTAGCATTGGTGGTATATCGTTCAACATACTTATCAGGTAAGTGTAAACCATTAGGAAGTATGAATCCTGAATAGAAATCGTGTGCTTTTTTATCGAATGAAATCAAAGAAAGAATTGGTTGTTGAGCTACGTATTCGTATGGGTTGCCGTAGTGCTCTATTACCCTTTCTTTGTACTTCTGTGGAAGTGATTCGAACTCAATTAGTACTTTGTTCCCATTACCACCACGACCATGAGTAGTTAGTTTACCTCTTTTTTTAGACCATTTATAAGCATCAGAACTTATAATCAAAGGCACTAATTCAGCGTATTCCAAACACAATATTGTATTATCGTGGTATCTCACTTTGTTTAGTTTTTAGTTTCTTTAGTACTTGCTATTCTTCGGTTTGTATTACCTTTTTTCTTTTGCCACTCAGGCATTTTTACTAAGTCAATTCCTGAAGTGCAACCAACTGATCTATCGCCTTCAAAGTGAACTTGAACATCAATGTGTTTCCATATCACTGGCAAATACCTTAGTCGTTTAATCAACTTTAATAATCCAGTTGCAGGTTGCTTTCTCTTGAAAGGCTTATCGTAGAATTGGCCATCAGGCCATTTGTATTTTGTAGGCATGTTTACTCGAATTTTGCTTTAGCCATTTTTACAAATGCGCTAGTTAATACATCGTGATTTTCTTGGTTAATCATCATGGTGAACCTTCCACCATCAATCATTGCATCTAGACTTTTATCATATTCTAGGCAGTTCAATACTTTGGCTAATGTTTTATTTACTAGCTCAAGCTCTTCATTAGTTAGTTCGATCATATTCTTACTATTTTGGTTACTTCTTGGATTAATGCCGATGATCCTTGTTCTAGTAAAATGTCAGCCAGCTTAATTTTTTTACCGAGTTCTGTACTCTCACTTCTTTTGCCTTGTCTGATTGATTTTACTGTGGTTGTAGAGCATCCAACTACTTCTGCTACAGTACTTGCAGGCACTGGTAGAAATTTATTTTTAGGACATTTGGATTTTTTTTCCTTTTCTTTGTGTTTCATAACGGATACAAATATTCTAAAACTTTGGGAAATATTCTAAATAATTCGAATAAAAATTCCACATTTTTCGAAAGAATTATGCAAGTGTGTGATTTAAAGAGGATTAAAAACCTTAATGAATTAGCAAAATTGCTTAATCATTCGTCATCGGAGAGGCTTTATAGGCTAAAAAGAGACCCTGAAATTCGTCCATCAGTGGAAATGATAGAGGATTTTTCTAAAACTTTTGAAGATTTAAACTTGAATTGGTTAATTACAGGAAAAGGGGAGCCATTCTTCAATGAAAATGTCACCCCAATTGTCACCCCAATTGTCACCCCAANNATTGTCACCCCAACTACTAAAACTGTCACTCCAACTACTTCAATTAATGATGAGGCCAGTGGGGTAACCGGCAACATAATTGTAATAGATAATAAAGCTGCAGCTGGAGTACCGGGAAACCTTGTAGAACCTA